TATTGCAAGTTTAATAAGTGCTTGTAGTATAAAGGAACCAAGAGTTTCTTTCGGTAAGAAATGTATAGAGAAAGGCAATAGCATTGCATACTCATATGTTTGGTTATACGACAAAGAGACTGGTCTTTATGCTGACGAGAATACTTGCGATAAGATTAAAAAGGATTAATTGTTGATGGTGGTGTAAGAACCGGACTGGACTCGGGTGCAACTCCCGACACCTCCACCATAAACACACTAGTAGAAGGAGAACTGCTATGTTAAAGTATTGGTTATATCTGTGGCGTAAGTATCGCTAGTGTTTTTATGGGGGGTGTGTTAGGATTGACAGACGCAGATGACCCATTGGAGATTAATAGTTGGCGAACTCAAACGCAATTTTAAATGGCGAAGCAAATTTTGCCCTTGCTGCCTAGTTAATAGGTAACGGAGTTTGAGAGGTACTTGGCAACAGAAACTTCTCGTTTTCAAAGGAGAGATAAATGAAAACGGTATTTTTAATTGTAGCAATTCTGCTGAACGCAGAAGGAGAAACTTTTCCTAGACATCACGCTGCTTATAAGTTTGATAGTCTACCAGAATGTATGAGTTTTGTTAATCAAAATCATAATGGTTTATATGGTGGTCTTATGTACAAATTAAGAGAAGAAGGTGATACTTCACAGGTAATCAACATAGGTTGTGCTGAAATGCCTGAAGAAGACGCAAAAGATTTTATGGAAGAATATGAAATTAAACCTGGTATTGGTGCTTGACAAACCCCTTTAGTTATAGTATAGTGAGAATATGAATAGTAAACAATTTAGTTTAGAAATAGAAGCCTTCAAAAAAGAGAAGAAAACATCTTATATGGATGCTATCGTTCTTTATTGCGAAGAAAGAGAGATTGACACAGCTACGGTCGGTCCATTAATTAACAAAGCATTAAAAGAGAAGGTTGCTTTAGAGTGTCAGAAGTTAAATCTGTTACCTAAAACAAGCGAACTACCTGTATAATGTATGGAGGATTTGATGTATTTAAAATTTGGTTGGGTATTAAACTTCACTTTACTACCGAAACATATGACTATATCACATATGGAGGTAAAGTCAATTGCAAATTAGAAACATTTACAAAACGAAATGACAAATACTTCTTTCACAAACTTTCTAAAAAATATAACGCAGAAGAAGCAGTTGACTTCTTTGTGTCAAACTTTCTACACCAAGATAAAGCCTGGATTGGCAATCTTGCTAAGTCTGATGGCCACGATATATACTTTGATTACAAGAAGCGTAAAGATAGTTTTACTTATCAGTTTAGGAATGAGTGTAATAGTATTAGGAATAATATGGATAATAAGCGCTTGTCTTTTGATGACCTTTTTGTGGTTAATGGAGGTCAACATCCAATCTTTTTCAAACTTCTACTATCTAAACAAATATGTTATGAAACTTTTGTGGTCTTTGAAGAGTTATTGGGATTCACTAGAAAATGGAATAAAGAAATTGAGGAAAAAGTAGTTTGGCCTATCTATGCTAAACGACTAAAGAAATTTGCACCGTTCTTACGGTACAATAGAACAGAAACAAAACTGATTATGAAAGAGATATTTAATTGAGTATGACAGAAGTATACAAGAAGAAACTTGATGATAAGATTAAAGAATTAAATAGTACCAGAGTATTTAAAAAGATAACACCAAAAGGTGATTTATCGTGGTACATTAAATGGATTTCTAGTGTTATTATTCTCACTGGAATGGTTCTAACGGCAACTAATATACACCCTTTGAACCTCGTATTTCACTTTTTAGGTGTTGTAGGTTGGTTCATAGTAGGTATGCTATGGCACGATAGAGCATTAATTATGTTAAATGCAGTTGCGGCTGTGATATTTGCTATGGGTATGATAAATTCCTATACAGGTGCTTGACAAAAGGATAAAGAAAGTGTATAATGAGACTTATGTTTGATAAAATTGTTTATGGTATTTTAGATACTATTGTAAAAACTGCTGAAACTTTACGAACTTGTTATAGGGAAAGAAGACTTCCTAAACAATGTAGAGAAAATTGGGCAAAAGGTTATAATGAGTGGAAAAAGAAGCATAAATAATAACATATATTATTATACATACAAATATACAACAATACAAATACGAAATACATACAAGGAGAATAAACTATGGATTTTGAAAATCTAAAAAATAGTCAAAGTAATTTTGACAAATTGACGAAACAAATAGAAGCAAACCTCAATCCTGAGGACAATGCTAAAACTAAAAACAAATACCAAGACGACAGATTGTGGAAACCTGAACTAGATAAAACTGGTAATGGTTATGCTGTGTTAAGATTTTTACCAGCACCTCAAAAAGAAGAAATGCCGTGGGCAAGAGTATGGTCTCACGCTTTTCAAGGACCTGGCGGATGGTATATTGAAAACTCTCTAACTACATTAGGTCAGAAAGACCCTGTGTCAGAAGAGAATACTATATTATGGAACACAGGTGTAGATAGTGATAAAGAAATTGCTCGTAAGAGAAAAAGAAAATTATCATACTACTCAAACATCTATGTTGTGAGTGATCCTAAGCATCCTGAAAACGAAGGCAAAGTTTTCTTATTTAAATTCGGTAAAAAGATTTTTGATAAGATTACAGAAGCAATGCAGCCAGCGTTTGAAGATGAAAAACCAATTAACCCATTTGATTTCTGGACAGGTGCAAACTTTAAACTGAAAATCAGAAAAGTTGATGGTTTCTGGAATTACGATAAATCTGAATTTGAGGCTGTTAGTCCAATTACTACAGATGATGAAGTCATCAAAGGTATCTGGAATAAACAATATCCTCTTAAACCATTCCTAGAAGCAGCAAATTTTAAATCTTATGATGAACTTAAAGAGAAGTTTAATCGTGTGGTTGCTGGTTCAAAGAATACCGAGACTGCTAGTGAGATAGACCTCCCACCTACTACTAGTAGAGCACCTGCAACAGCAGCTGCTTCGGTTCAAAGTAATGAGGCGTCTAGCGTTGAAGATGATGATACATTATCTTACTTTTCAAAACTCGCTGAAGACGAATAATCTCTCTCTTTCCACATTACTTTAATGGCATTGGGGTCCTTTCTGGACCCCTTTGTTCTTATAAATACTTCTAAACAAACCACTACATTATTCTACATCACATATTGAATTGCATTAAAAGGAACTTATGCAATTAACAGATTTACTCAAAAAGAACATAGTAATGATACCAGTCGTTGCCTCAATATTAGTTGGGTCATTTACAGGTATCAAATATGTAATTAATCTTACAGATACTATAAACGCAAATTCATCAGCATTAACTAACTTACAAAGAGACTTAAAAGTTGTTAAGGACTCAAATACAGATTTGAAACAGCGTCTATCCAGAGCAGAAGGTACTTGGGAGATGGCAGAAAATCTATATAGAGAACTAGCAGAAAAAGTTAGAGACCAGGCGTGGGACATCAAAGACCTTAACCGTGATGTGAACGGTAACTAATATGGAAGTGCTGAGGATGGACTTACGGTTCACTTTTTTACTTCTTGCCCTATTAACGCTTATGGCTGTGTTTATGAAACCAGCACAAGCAAGAAATGAATACCTAAACTCTTATTCTAATAGTTGTAGATACGGCGATGTGGATGTTCGTATAGAAACAGATAGAGGTGATACTGATTACATTTATGGCGATAGTGATTATGAACAAGAAAATAATAGATTATCATTAACCTTTCGTAAGTATCTCGGTGTATCTAAAAAGATGTGTGATGAACAAAACAAAATATTATTAGAGAATGAAAATTTAAGACAAGAACTAGAAATGCTTAAAGTTTGTCAAAGATATGCAGACAGACCTCTACCACCACAATTTGCAACGGTAGAAAAACATTGTAAAGGTTTAAGAGCACGACCTGAAAGAACAAAATCAGATAAAACTATGTGGGATGAAATGAAGAAAGATTACCTTGAAGATAATCCAGACGCTAACATCTACAATGGCAAAAAATCTACACTTAAAATGCCACCAGAAGATTTTATATTACCGATACCTAAACCAAAAAGCGATTAACAAATCGTATAAATATAGATGTTATGGCAATATCTATATTAGACCCATTAGTACAAAAACAAGGCAACACCCGAAAATCCGGTGCGTGGTATCGTAAGGCTGTCGGCAGTATAGCTGACAAAACACAGGCAAGAGCATTAATGAGAGCAGGTAACTTAATCAGTAGACCTTCTCAAGGACGATTAAATCTATTTTTTTATGACCCGAAATTTAAGAAAACACTACCTTATTACGACACATTCCCTTTAGTATTACCATTAGAACCAATCCCAGGAGGATTTATTGGAATGAATTTCCATTACTTACCACCTGCAATGAGATTTACCTTACTAGCAAGAATGGATAAATTTCTGTCTGGCGATATGATAAGACCTAATACGAAATACCAAGTATCTTATGATAGTGTGAAGAATATACCTATGGTTAAACCAACTCTTCATAAATATCTTTATAGTAATGTGAGAAGTCAGTTTTTGCGTATCAATGCGTCTGAAGCTGCGGTTGCAGTATACTTGCCAGTACAACAATTTAGAAAACAACCAGCGACTACCGTTTGGCGTAGAAGCACAAGATAACAGAGGACTTTTATGATGAGTAAGAGTAATAAGGTAAATGGCAAGAAGAAGTTTATGGCGAGTTGCAATCGTCAAATTAAGAATGTGGTATTGTGATATAAGAGGACATCACGGACACAAATGGAATTATGAACCAGGTGAACACTATTTAGGAATGAGAAGAAGTAGACATTGGAAAGATAAACATTAAATCAGGAGTAGATTATGGCTTATTCAGATAAAGTAATTGACCATTACGAAAACCCTCGTAATGTAGGCACGATGGACAAAGATAGTCCTAATGTTGGTACAGGTCTAGTAGGGGCACCTGCTTGTGGTGATGTTATGAAGTTGCAGATTGAAGTTAAAGATAATACTATTACAGACGCTTGTTTTAAAACATTTGGTTGTGGTAGTGCAATTGCCTCATCATCATTGTTAACAGAATGGGTAAAAGGTAGAACTTTAGATAGTGCAGTAGAGATTAAGAATACAGACATTGCTGAAGAACTTGCGTTACCACCAGTTAAGATACATTGTAGTGTGTTGGCTGAAGACGCAATAAAGGCAGCGATAGAAAATTATAAAAGTAAGGATAACTAATGGCAATATTACGAGGCGGTAAAAGAATAGGTGGTATGGATATCAGAATTGGTATTCCTAGAGACCGTTCTATGGATAATATCAACCGAGACCCAAGGTTCAGAGCAAAAGCAGGTGCAAATCCTGAAACTACAATGGGTAGATTTCAATCCTATGTAAATGAATCAGAAGGTTTTGCTCGTAAGGCTAGATACTATGTTGTCTTTGAACTACCAACAGGTGGTAAGATGGCAGGTGGTTTTGATTTTGGTGGTGCAGTACCTGGTGGTGATGGTATGGTACACGGTAGTGAAATAAGAAGATACGCTAATGAAGCAAACTTACAAAGAAGAGTACAAGCGTTTGTATCAGAAGTGAATATGCCTGCTAGAACAATGAAGACTAAATCAGTAAAACACAATGGTCCACCAAGACACATTGTTTATGATTATGAAATGGCTGATGTATCAATGACATTTTACACAGACAAATATATGAGAGAAAGAATATTTTTTGAATTGTGGCAAAAGACTGCCTTTTCAAATATAACTCACAACTATGCGTACTATGATGAGTATGTAGCACCAATTAATATATTACAATTAGGTTCTGACCCAGGAGCACAAGAACGAGACGGTGCAACATATGGTGTTAGATTGTGGGAAGCATATCCAGTTTCAGTAGGTGATGTATCGTATGCTGCCGGTTCAAATGAAGTACAGACATTTACGGTACAATTTAAATATAGATACTGGTTAAACTTTGCAATAGACCAACAAAACA